TGTACGCGCTTTTTTGTGTCGGCAAGAAGCTCTGCTGCGGCGTGGCCGGCCTGTTTTGTAACACGCCGGGCTGTTTCGCCGCCATCCTCTAGCGCTGTGAGTACGGAAGTTTGATGAGAGTGGTGGGATGAGACGGGACGGCGCGGGAAACGGCAGGATTGACGCGGGTGAAACGATGTTTTCCACAGATTAAGGCGAGATAAATAAAACGGAAGTTTGATGAGAGTGGTCGTTCCAAAAAAGCCAAACCCTAGGCGTAAGTTGTTGATTCTTCGTCAAACAATAAATACACTGTACCATAATATGAAACGCTCCAAACTACCTTCCGCGCCCATAATGTGGAAAACTCATCAGCGATAGATTTGACGCGGGTCAGAGCCGCTTTTCGCCCAGTAAAACAGCCCATCCTAGGACCTCAAATCCAGCCGCAAACCACCAAAACCGCTACCGTTACCACTTTATAAACTTTTACCGCTCTTTTAACCCCATTTAATTACCGCCACAACCGGCGTACACAAGCTCGTAGGCTGTGCTTGCGGCGGGTGTTGTGCCCACATTAAACACGATCGTGGATGTGGTGTAGGTGAGCCGCGAAGGAAGCTCGGTATAAGGGGAGGCCGCAAGATAGACGCGGCCAGAGCAGTTGGGAAGGTTTGTCCGCGTCGTAGGCAGCGTGATGGTGAGCAACACCCCGGCGGCGGAAGTCCCGGTCCCCGTGGTGAAGCTCATAATTCCCGAGAATGAATCGCAAACATGGCTAGTTGTGCATACCGGGGTACCAGGCGAGGTGCCCGCCGTGGCCGTCGTCCCTGCTGCAAATGAGGCTGTGCCGTTGCCCGAGTAGCTTGATGCGCCGCTGATAGATTCAGCGCTCATCGCAAGCCCCGTAGAGGCAAATTGCGCCACCAGTGTTCCTGCGGCCTTTGTCCCAACGGGGCCCATGTAGATATCTAAAGCGGTGCAAGGTTCTCCATACTGTGTGCCGCCGCAAAGGTCTACGACGTTCGTGGTAGATGAGCTAGTGGCGGCAATCAACGTTTGAGCGTGGCCGCTATAGGCAACACCTAAAAAGCGGGAGATAGAGTTTGTATTTGCCCCAGTTGAGTTACTGGCGATGATATCCCCTAAGATATCCAAAGACGCCGCATCGCCATACGCGTTAAATGTGGATGTGCCGACAGCCAGCGTGGAAGCAAAGGCCGACGCCGTGGTGTCAGTTAGAGCGCCAGTCATGGCACACCCCGCCAGCGGGCAGTAATTGGCAATCGTGGCCGTGGCGCCGGTGCCCAATCCCGTGATCTGCCCTACTGGAAGCGACAAGCTTGAAAGTGTGGTCAGTGTGCTATTGTTCGTGCCGGTGACGTTGGCCGCCGTGCCAGTCGTGTTTTGGGTGAGTGAGTTAACGCAACTGATAGCCGTCCCAGCGGTGTTGTAGATTGCGACATATCCCGCACTGGCGCAGTAATTGACCGTGCCGCTTCCGGTTGGAGCGTAAAAGCCATGCACGCCGCTGGAATTTAAGCCCCAGAAAGTGCTTGGCGTGGACCCGGCTGTAATATTGGCCAATTCCGCAGTTTGCGCGGCCGTTGGTATCGCGGCCACCTGAGCAACCGACGGGATAAGTCCAAGGTTGATCCAGGACGCCGAAGAAGTGCTGTAGTAGAGCCACGTAAATTGATTGGCTGAAAAGATGTTAGAAGCGGGCATATTAAGAAACGTAACTCCGGTGCCCGGCGCAGCCGTCAAACTCCCAGCGCCGTTGTTGAGCACGCCAACCAGTTGATTGGCAGACATCGCGTTGAGAGTGAGAGTGCCGCTAGACCCGTTCTCAATCACCAGGGCGTCCGTCGAGAGGACGGTATAGCTCCCAGAAATGACCGTGTGGGGAATGTTCTGCAAAGCGCCGTAATAGCCAAGGACGCCACCCACACCCACACCCCATGAAGTTCCAACAGTGCCTCCCGCATTGACAGCTGCGAGCGTTGTTTCTTGCGAGGTGGATGGGATTGCCGCCAGTTGCGCAACAGATGGGGAGATACCAAGGTTAATCCAAGCTGGGGTGACGCCGCTCGCATAGAGCCATATGCCCTGCCCTGCCTGCAACTGCAAGCCCGAGGTCATGTTATAAAAAGTAACGCCCGTGCCCGCGATCAGAGTCATCGTCCCGGCATTCTCGTTGAGCACATAAACCAACTGATTCTGCGCCATAGTGTTTAAGGTAAAGGTGCTTCCGCCTGTGGTCTCGAGAATCACCGCGTCCGTGGCAACCGGCGAGTAATTACCCGAAACACTGGTGTGCGGCAAGTCCAGCAAAGAGGCGGTCCCTATCGAGGCGAGCAGGGCAAGCGATGGTATATCGCCCTCATCTGTCCAATAATTCCCGGAAGCCCCGCCGTACCATAAAATGGTTTTTGCCCCCGCCGCGAGGGGAGATGAGCAGCCGCCGTATGTGTTGCAGCCTCCAGGCATCTCCAGCCCCACAGTACCAGGGCCTAGCGCTAAGTAGGTTGTCCCGTCGGAAACGTTGGCCACGACGACAAAGCCGAAGGGCTTGGTGGCCATCGTGGGGAGTGTTGCAGTGATCCCAGCCGTATCCAGGTGGTAAACCGAGTAACTAGTAGAGAGAGTGCAGCTTGCTGTGCACTTTTCATACGGGAGGGCGAGGGATGTCGCGCCTGAGCTGTTGCCTGTGTTGCCAACCACGTTGTCGTAGCCAGTGCCAGGGACCGCAGCTAACACCGCCTGCAAGTCCGTGGCGATGATGCCGTTAAGAAAAGCAGATGGATGCAGGTTGTCAACCGATGAATAGTATGGAACGGGTTGCACCTCACCCCACGCATACGATATGACCTGTGAGTAATCATCCACGAGCGGCAGCGGCGCGCCATTGGCGTTTGCATTTGTGTTGGCCGCCGCCAAGGCTTTCGCAATGGCGTAAAAAGGCGTCTGATCTGTCGCCGGCGGGAAAGAGGACGGGTTAAAGCGTACAGGGGAAAGCAACACCACATCGCTCCCCGCCGTCTGCGCGGCATTGATGAGCGCCTGGATGGATGCCTGGGTGGGGTGGGCCGTTTCGTTACCTTGATAGGCATTATTCATGCCCAATGTCATATCGATCACGGTTACGTCGCAACCGAGAGCTGAATAAATCGCCGATTGGCCTGCGCCATATGCTGTGGACGTGTCAGCTGCCTGTTGGCTGTTTTCGGAGCCGCTTCCGGCAAGGTTGAAGACAACATGAGATGTGGTAGAGTCGTACGCGCGCGCGCCGTCAATATCAGCTGTGCCGGACGCTTCCGAAATATTGAGCGTGTGTGTACCAACGCCCGCCGATGCCGTAAGTGTCACCATGCCCGCAGCGTTCGCGCCGGTTTGACTTACAACGGTTGGGGTACCCCCATCGATGTTCGCCGAGAAGGAGCCTAAGCCCGGCGCGATCGGGTAGAGGATTTGAAAAGTGTCCACCTGGCTAGGGGTGCCAAGCTGCACAATCGGGCTGAAGGTGAGCGGGGAAGCCGAAGACGTTGCAGAAAATGTGTAGTGCCCCAGAGAGATATACGTCGTGTTCTGCGCCCATGAGCCAAGAGTGATCCGGCTGTCGGAGTTGCCGTACTGCGGAACAGTCGGCGGAGTGCCGCCCGAACCCGCGGCCGCATCCCCAAAGAAACTATCCCACGTGGCCGGCACCCCATAATTTGTGTTGAAGGTATAAGCGGCTTGGCCGCCCACTGAGCAAAGAGGGTCATTTAGGTCGAGGGCATCGCAGTGCGCGCCATAAGTTGTGGACGGCCCAATCATGCAGACTTGGGCGACAGTTGGCGTTCCCCCCGTTTTCACGGCCTGCAACTTGGCCGTCCAATGCGGCAACTGCGCCGAAGGCGGCCAGACGGAGATGCAGCTTGTGCCTATGCAGTGCTGCGCCGCTGTGGCCGTCCCAAAGGTGGCCGCGCCCGCCCCGGTGACATTGCCGCCCGTCGTCGAGGTTAACCCATTTGCCGGCAGCGCGGCATTGGCCGTGGCCTGCGCGGCGGCGGCCGCTGTGGCCGCCGTGGCAGCGTTCGCGACGCCGGTGTTAGCAGTCGTCTGTGCCGCCGCTGCGTTTGTCACTCCGGCGTTGGCCGTGGCCTGTGCGGCCGCGGCCGCTGTGGCCGCCGTGGCAGCGTTCGCGACGCCGGTGTTGGCTGTGGATTGAGCCGCCGCCGCCGCCGATCTGGCCGTTGCGTCGGTTGCGCTGGTAGCCGTTGCGGCGTTGCCGCCAATGCTAAGCGCCGGCGCGGTGCCTGTGAGCCCTGTGCCCGCGCCTGAAAAGGCACCCGCCGCTGTGACGTTTCCCGCGACATTGATGCCACCTGCGCCATCCGCGGTGAGCCCGCTGAGTCCACTCCCCGCGACAACCTGCAGCGGCACTGACGCATTGATCGGGGTGTAAGCGTCATACGACCAGGTGCTGCCCGTCGGCTGCACGCACGATTGGCCAGGCGTGGGAATCTGCGACTGTTTTACCGTGTCGTACAGCGCTATTTTGTAGCACAGCGTGGGGTTGGCCGCCAGCGCGTCGGCCACTTGGCAGGCGGAAAAACCGTTCTGCTGCGTGGTTATCGCGCCTGCAACAACCAGGCACACCACGCTGCGGGCCATAATCCCCCGCGATGCGAGAGGGCTTCCTGAAGCATCGACGGGAGCAAAGGTAATGTTGCCGTTCTGCAGCGTGTTGGCGCCCACATCCTGAATCTGGGACGCGGTGATTAGAGTGTAAGAAACGGACGCGAACGCGGTCGCCAAAGGCACGAGCAGGATCGAGAAAATAACCAGCAATGAGCGGAGCGCGCGTTTGCAGGCTGGAATGGTGACGGAAGCGATAGTGATCGGGGCCATGTTGCTCTCGATCTTTACGCGCGCGAGGGGTGCGCGGCGGCAGGCCTCATCTATAGGCGAGCGATGAATAGTTCAGGCGCAGGTATTCCCGATCTCGCGTGGCCGGGGCACGCGTTTGTAGGGTGCCACCGCCTCGATGGGTTTATCGTGCAGGCCATGCAGATACGCGGCAAAGCTACTGCGCGAGATCCGCCACGGGTTATCGAGCACCAGGCGATACGCTTCGAAGTGTCCTTCCTCAATCAGCGCCACCAGCGGCTTGTTGCTCAGGTAGCCCAGCGCTTCCAGCGCCTCCGCCGAGCGGATCGTATCCGCCAGCGGGAAGGGCAACAAATCCTCATCCCTATGCCGGAAGAGCCGATTGGCCAACGCAGGACGCCGATCGGCAATCATGTAGTGCGCGCGGAGCTTGTCACAAAAGGAGACGATGGAGGAATAAAGGATGCGCTTGCGCGAGCCGCGCCGGTATTCCACCATCGTAATCAGCGGCTTATTATAAAAGTCCAGCGTCGCGCCCAGGCGGTACACAGTGGTCAAGCTCACGCCTAGAATGCGGGCGCCGCGCGCCGCGTCCACATATTCGCGCTCGGCGAAAGGAAGAAGGGTCTGGAGTGTCTGCGTCATGCCGGCTCTCCTTTGCTGGCGTTGCTTTTCCGGCTCGCGCCGTTCCCAATGCGGAGCCGCAGCCCGGAGGTCCTGGATCTCCGCGCAAGGAAGAACGAGCTGTGCGCTTTCTGTCATGCTGGCCCCTTGTTGGCGTTGGCCCTCTGGCGCGCGAAACGCTTCAGCGCCCAGATCACGTGATTCGCGTCAGACACGGTACGGATCTGTTTGTCGGCGCGCTTGCCCAGCGGCGAGCGTCCGCCGTCGAGCAGCTTACGCAGGCTGTCTTCGCCCCAGTTGAGTTCCGAGAGCAGCCGCTGGATAACGCGCAAATCGCTCTCCCTGACCATCTCCGGCGCGTTTTTATACTCAATGCCATCCTTACGGCCGTCGAGCCCTGCACGGCGCGCCTGATCGCGCGGCAAGCGTTTCTTGAGCGGGGCCTTCACGCCCAGGTGCGTCTGGATGCTATCGATCAGGTAGCCGGCATCGTCGACCGAGAGATTCCTGAAGCTCGTCACCGGCTTGCGCAGCCGTTCCGTGGCCCAGCGCATGCGGCTCTCGCGGTCAGTGCCCACGCCCAGCTCGTGCGCGGCGAGCTGGCTATAGAGAACCTGCAGGCGGGTTAGTTGTTTCGGTGTGATCTGGCTCATTTGGTTAGTCATCCTTTTCCGTGCCGGATAAAAAGAGCGCAACGCCTGCACGCGCTTTCGCCTGGTGACGTTCTCTGAAGTGATCGATTGGAATCTTATGAATGCGCGTAACCTCGCGGCTGGTCTCGTGAGCAAGGTCGATTCCGACGCATTCCGCAAAGGCTAGCAAGCACACGTTCAATCCGGCCGCTTCCTGCGCGTAATGCCCCGTCGGCTTTGAATAGACGTGATTCATCAAGCGAGTAGCATCGGCCTGGCTAAGACCAACACTCTGCGCAAGCTCAACCGCTTCCTCAAGCACACGCATAGCACGTTCCTGGGGGCACGATTGGTTCAGGTGGCCGAACCGCGACTCGACCCAGCGGGCGATTACGCGTTGAATTCTGGCAGTCCCGTTCATACTTGCACCTTGGCGTCATCCGCAGCCGCCACAATTTGCCGAGCAAGTTCCAAAGCCGCGGCCCTCATCTGTTCGTAGGGCATAAGCACCAAACGCGGGTTTTGTTGGCAAACTTTTTCGACCGCGTTGCTCAGGAGATTGTTGGGGCGAAAGTCGTAGTTTTCCATCTCTAAATCCTCACGTCTGGAACACTGGTTGCTTTTTGTTCAAGAAAAGTTCAAGCGTCCCAGACGCATGGTTTGCTTTCTCCTGGCCCTTCACGGCAGCCAAGCTTTTATGCCCGCCGCTCCATGTATGCGTGCGGAAGCGCCGGCAGCGAGACAACCGGCTTCTTCGTCGGCCGCGGGCCGCGCTTGCGCGCGCACATCACCTTGATGCGGTCTATCAGATACGCTGGCGAAGCGGGGTAAATAATCACGTCGTCCGCGCAGCAGCCGGGCCGCTTTTTCTCTTTAGCCGCCAGCACCAGGCTGCGGGTCTCTTCTGCGTATGCGGCATCCAGCACCGCGGCGCATCCGTCCAGCGGCCAATCCACCAGCACCAGGTCAAACGCCCGGCCGGGCAGATTGGCGATTGCTTCCTGCGACGTGGCCGCGACGATGACGAAAAAGCGGTTGGTCTCCAGAGTAAATTTCAAAACACTCGCGCGGTCCTCTTGCGATGCGGCGAGCAGGATTCTTTTCTTGGATTTCATGGTTATTCTCCAGCGTTTCCGTGAGCGTTGAATGGGTTGAATGTGGCGAGAAGGCGCTCCCTGGCTGCTTCCTGTTCCGCCACGTCCAGTTTGTGGAGCGTGGCTACGGCGATGATGGCGGCGAGCCGCGCTATCAGATAGGGCCGCGCGCTGTCTTCGCCGTTGAGCCAGCCGGCCAGCGTCTTGAAGACTTCCGTGCGGATCGGCATGGGCACTTCAAACCAATGCGCTGCGCACATCAGGTGACGGCGGCTGATAGCAAGCGTGCAGCCTGGGACCTGGCAGATATGCAGCCCGGCTTGAGCGGTCTTTGCGGCGCGCACTTGCATCACTTGCCCGCTTTCGAATCCAGAAAACTCTGGACGGCTGGAACTTCGTTGCGCATCAGCGCGGCGGCTTCGCTGGGGCTCAGGCCTGCATCCACGCTGGCGTGTCCCCACTCCGCCGCGATCACCACAATCATCTGCACGCCAGACTCCTTGCGGATGCGGTCCACTTCGGCGATGACTCTCTGTTTGGCTAGCATGGCTATTCGGCTTTCAGTTTTCAGCTTGTTCGTGCTTCACTTGCAGTTGTGCACGCTCGCGTGCAGTATGCAGACGATTGCAACGACCCCGACGATGAAGAGGAAGTCGAGGAAGAGCGCAAACACCAGCGCGGTTGACGGATTAGAGCTTCTGAGCTTCATTGCGATCCTTTCAGTTAGGGCTCTTCCCTAGTCCCTAGTCCCTGTTCCCTGCCGCTTCTTCCGGATCTATGACGGTCTGGCCGAGCAGCTTGGCGATGTCAAATTCGTTCCGGATGATGGCGGCGCGCGCAAACAGCCTGCGGCCCTCCTTTATGTACTGCTCGGTAAATGTGAACCGCTCCTGCGGCGTGATGGCGAAGAAGTAGCCGCCGCTCTCGGCGTCGCGGCTGGCCACAATCGGCAGCCGGAACAACATCACCAGCTCGCGCACCTCGCGCCGTATTGCGCGGTCGTCGCAGCCCAGCGCCTTCTCCAGGTTGCCGCAGGGCGTCGCCAGCAGCTGGCCCTGCCGGCCGCGCAGTAACTCCACCAGGCGGCGCTGCCTGTCGGTCAGCTCATACGGCCCGCGCCCCATCAGCGCCTGGTGAATCAGCAGGCCATTGGCCGCCACGGCCTCGGCGCGCAGCTCCCGGTCGGTCTTCATCTCAAAGAGTGTGCTCACTGTTTCCACTCCTTTACGGGGACTGTTGCAGCTTCTGGTTCGGGTGCGGGTTCTTCCGGCTTCGTCTTCATCGCCGGGTTGACGATGGAGAGGATCTCCGCCCAGACCTGACCGACGTTGTGGGAGAGCGTGGTTATGGTGGCATCGCAAACCCGGACCTGCATCGCAGCGCCGCGGCGGAGCCCGTTCCGCTGCAATCGAGTAAAATTCCGAAGCGTGGCATAATGCGCCTCCACGGTGGTATAGAGCACATCGAGGCGTTCCTGCTGTTCAGGGCTAAGCTGCTTCATTTGGACCTCCAAAAAGGGACCGCTGCGGCGGCAGGGCCTGGTGTTTGTGGGCCGGGCAATAGTCCCGGTTGCGGCCGACGTTGGTAGCGCATTTGTCGCACATGCCGGCGTCGCACGTTTTGTTCTTGCCGGTGGCGAAGTCGCACAGCTTCGAGACGTATTGGTTGCGGCAGAACTCGCAAAGGCTTCCGAAACGGCGATTGCGGCGGAGAATATGCGCGGTGACCGGACCGTCTTTCGTAGGGATGGTGATGAATGGCATTAGCAGACTCCTTTCGAGGCGGGGTTAAACGGTTTCATCCGGATTGCTCCCTCGAACCACGCCACCGAGAGCGCGAAGCTTTTCTTGAAAGTCATATCCTTGTTCGGAGATGAGGTAGAGCCGTTGCTCGATGATCGAAGCCTCGCGCCTGTGAACCGCGGGGATCACCGCGCCGATCTCCGTTTTAAGCACGAACAGGTCAGCCGTGATCTGCTTCGACTGACGCATAAGCGCGTCGATCAGCGCGCCGGCTGGTTTGGCTGTGGGCTTGTCGGTCATTACAGGTCCTTTCTCGAACTCGGGCCGCTCGTAGCCGCCCAGGCCCCCGTTGTTGTGAGCGAGTCTTCCAGCAGCTCGCCGCAGCTCTTGCAATAACGCCGCCTGGCGTGGGTGTGCTGGATGCCGGTGGCGAACGACGCTAGGCTATCCACGGCGATGTCGTCATAAACAACCATCGTGTCCCCTGGTTGAATAGCTTCATGGCATTCGTCGCATTTGTGCGCCGTGCGGCAGGTGATCCGGATAACCATTGTGTGCGTGCGCGTCGTCATTAGCCGACCGTGCCTAGCAGTGGAATGTTGTCGAGTTTGGAATCATAGTTGCCGCCCATGATCGTTGCCTTGTCATTGAGCGGCAGCTTGCTCCACCAGCTATCGAGCGTGCCCTCGGTGAGCCTCAGCGTTACCTCAACCACCTGACCGTCCTGCGGGGCAGGCGTCGCGGTCTTCTCCGCGGCTATGGGCTTTGCATGCACGTGCAGCTTGACGATCTGCGTTGCGGCTGGCTTTGCGGGTGTCGGGTTGACATTCACGCCAGCCGCTTTTCTGAATTTGTCGACCCAGTAATATGCCAGGTGTGGCGTGATGCCGAGCCGACGCGCTGTATCGCATGCCTTCTCGGTTGCGGGGGCATCTTTGATGGCCCGGATCTGCTCGACTGTGATGGCGGTCTTCTGAGAGTTCACGGTGGTCTCCTTAATGGGTGTGGCAGTGGAAGTGTTTCTGGGGCGGAGGGGGGGAATAGGCGCGGCTAGATCGCGAAAGGCCACGGCCTGCGGTGGCGAGGTCGGCTCCGGGATTGCTTCCCAGTCGCCAGCGGCCCCGAGGTCCGGGTGCGTGCCCTCGTCACACGCGGCGCAGAGCCTTTGCTTCTTGCCCTCGAACTCGACAATGATTTCCGCGTCGCAGCATAGGCATTCAGTGCACCGTGTGCCGCGCGGCGCGGGCGTGGTAACAGCCGTGCTCATCGCTCACCCGCTTTCTTCGCGGCATCCGTGCGTGGCAGGAAGACGCCGACATGGGCGCCGAAGCGCGAGAGAAAGAATCGCTTCTCATCCGGCTCCGGCGTGCTCGGGGGCGGCCCAACATAGACGGTGATGCGGGTCGCTGAGCTGAAGGCAAACCACGCGCCCTCAAACGCCGTGGGCGGCCCAACATAGACGGCGATGCGGGTCGCTGAGTCGAGCCGCTTCTTGTCGAGGTAAAGGCCGAGTTCGCGGCGAATGCCTTGCGGTGTGATCGGTTCCGTACGTGGGGGCTTCGCCATCACTTGCCTACTTTCTTCGCGGGCTGCTTTTCCTTGTGCCAGATTCTCATCGCGATTACCTGCATCTCGACCGCCGCTTTCGCCGCGTCCTTGATCGCCCGCAGCACGCTGCAGCTCGCGCTCTGCGAGCATTGCCCGTCGGCAAGAACCTGGGAGAGATACTCCTGCGCGGCGGTCAGCGCTGCCGCAACGTTTATCACGCGGCGCCACAACATCTTGGCTGAGGTTTTCCGCATCACTTGCCTGCTTTCTTCGCCTTCTTCGGCGTAGCGGCGCGGGCGGCCTTGGCTGCGGCCTTCTGCGCTTTCTCGGCTTCCTTGGCCTTCAACGCTTCGCTGAGATCGACGCTGAGCGACGGAGCCTTGGTGCCCACGCTGAAGCACAACGCGAACAGGCCCAGCAGATGAGCTTGCTTATCCTCGGCCATGCCGCCGATCGCGATCTTGAGAATGCCGCCGGCATCCTTCTTTAGCGAGTGCTTCACCTGGCGGTCGAAGATTTCCTTGAACAGCCGCGGCTTGCCCAAGCGCGAAAGCTCGGCGCGCAACGTGGCCACCGGCTCTTCCTTCACTTCTACGGTTGAAGACGTGGTGGCGTCGGCCGTGTAGAGAATGCCTTCCAGGCGCGTGGTCTTCGGCGCATGCTCCGGCACATGGCCGTAAGCATCGACCAGGGGAAGCAGCTCGCCCTTGGCCTCGGAGAGCTTCTGCTGTGCCAGCTCGGCTGTAGCCTTGGCCACGTCGAAGGAGATGCATAGTTCGTCGACATGCGCGGGCGCCGGCCGGCCGGGGTCCGGCCCGTTTGCGGAGGCCTCAACTGCGGGCTCGCTTGGCGCGCCGGCTGCGGGTTCGTGAACAGCCAAGAGCTGCTCGAAGAAGTCGTTGTTCATGCGGTCACACTTTCTACTGGTGCGGGTTGAGGGGTTTGGGATTCAAGCCAGCGCGAGAGCCGCTTGTGCAGGCACTCCTGGCCGCAGATGTCTTCCTTCACATAGCCGGTCGCATCAATCGGTTCGGCGGCCGGCGCGAACAAAATGGCGGTAGATAACGGCGTGGTGTAGACCTTGAGCCAATGGTTGGTCTCACGCTTCATCCGCCCGCAGACGTTGCATGCTGTTGTGGCGATATCCATCAGTTGGCCTTCCTTTCGCCGGCAAGCGTGAGCGCCATGTCATGCAGCAGGTGGGCGGCGGCCAGGGCGTCGCGCATGGCGCCCGCGTCGCGGCTGCAGGCTTGCTTCACTGGGATAGGGATGCCGCCCAGCGTTTCGCGGCAGGCGATGGCCAGCTCCAAGTGCCCCTGCAATTCGGTCAAAGCCTTGAAGCCTTCGTCGGAGATCGCCATCAGCCCGGCCCCGGAGACACAGCGGAGATCGCCCTGGCTATCGACGTAGGCAAGAACGCTTCTGCCGGTCATAGCGCCACCTTCCTCATCCACTCTTCGCACCGCTTGCGATTGCGCCAGCAGCTATCGCAAAAGAAGAAGGCGATCTTGCGCATCGTGCGCGCCGCGCCGCCGCCCCGAAAGACATGCCAGCATAGGTTGCATTTAACGGGCCGGGCCATCAACGGCCTCCGATCAGGCGATCGACCGCGCCGCCGGGCAGAAAGGCCTCGACTACTCGAATGGCGACGAACGCGACGGCCGCAATAATGAAGGTGACAAGCCAAAACTCGCCCACGCTCGTTGTCCTGCGGATCCACTTCTCAACGCGGCGGAGCTGCTCGTCTGAGAGCTGCAGATCCATCAGCCAGGTCCACCAGGTGCGCAGCCTCACCGTGACACCCACATGCGAGCCCCGCACCGCGGTCCTGAGCACGCCCTGGCTGTGCCGTTCGCTCTCCGCCTGCCCGTCGTACCGATCGAGCAAGTTCTCCAGCGATGGCGGCAATTTGTACGTTTCGTGCGTTTCGGATTCGTTCATACCAGCGCCTCTTTCAAGTTGGGTGTTTCGGCATCAGCCAATGCATTGCGCGTGTCCTCGATCGCAAAGAAGAGGTTGCGCGCGGAGATGTATTTGAAGGGGATCTTGTTGCGCACGGCCTGGACGGTTGCATCCTGGATGCTCTGCGCGATGAACTCCTGGGGAACCGCGCCGAATTCGCCGTTGAGGATCTGCGCCGCCTCGGCATCCGACAGGCCTTTCAGGATGTGCGTGCGCCGCAGTCTCGATCTCCACTGCTCCATTTGCCATGCGCGCAGCCGCACGCTCAAGTCGTGGCTTCCGCCCAGCACCACGCCGAAGTAAGGCGGCGTGTCAAGCAGCTGGCGCAGAATCTCAAGCGTGGACATGGGCAGATGCTGGCCTTCGTCCACGATCAGCAGCGACCGGTGGAGGCCGAGGAAGTAGCGCAGCTTGCGCAGCAGCTGGTCGATGCTGCCCCGGTTGGGAATGCCGGCCTCAGTGCACGCTTCCACTAGGAAGGCCTGCGGCGAATGGTCGACGCGGGAATAGATGTAGACCGCGCGGCCGTGGCTGCTCTTGTTGATCTCCTCCGCCACGCGGCGGAAGGTGTAAGTCTTCTGCGTTCCCGGCGGCCCATCGACCAGGAACGCCGTTCCCTGCTGCAGCGCCGCCAGCATGGAGCCGCGAACCTTGTCATATTCAGCTGTGGAATAATGCGGGCCCGACACGACAGCCAGGTCCGCCAGCTCGTGCCGGTCGATGACTTGCTTGACGGCCGCGCGCACGGCCAGGGTGTTCGAGTCAGATTTGGCGTGGCGGTCGTAGTTGCCGCTGATCCACACGCGGAAGCTATTCGGATTGAGCCCGCACATCTCGCCCATTTCGTTATGGGTGAGCCCGGCGCGCAGCTCGAAGGCGCGCGCCCTGCGGATCATTTCCTCATCGCTGGGCAGGCCGAGATTCTGCAGATGAGGCTTATTGGTTCTGAGGTGTCCCACTCGTCTTACTCCTTTTAAGCGAAGCAATCATGCGGTCTGCGGCTTCCCCCGGAATGAGGTTCTGCGGTTCATCGTTATCCGGAGCGAAGCGCGGTTTGCGTTGGGTGATCAGGTCTGCGCCCGTTTCACCTGCTGGAAGTTCGAGTCTCTTGACCAAAGATTCAAGGGGCGAGAGGCCGCCGTTCTGGCGCGCGGCATGGCTGATCACCTCAAGCACCTGGCGGTTCCCTTTTTCAAGGCGCCGCCGCGTGGCCATGCTGTCGGCTATTTGCAGCTGGGTGCGCTTGTCATAGGGCGCGAAGCGCGTCAACTGCTCAGGCTGGAGCCACGCCAGAAAGTTGCCGTCCTCATCCACAGCGGCAATGTTGCTCAGGTCTACTGGGTCGAACACGATCAGGACATCGCGCTCATTGAACGCGTGCATTACGGCCCAGCCGGTTTCGTCCGCGGCCTCATAGAAGCGGTTGGCGTGGCGCACCTTGCACTCATGCACGCCGCGCTTCTCGCGCTCAGCCATCAGCAGGGTCAGCGCGGCAGGCTCGGGCGCGGGCTTCTGGTTTGGGTTGAGGTTGGCCTCGAACACCTGGCGCGGCGTCCCGCCGTCCATGCCCTGGCCGGTCTGCGGCGTGTCGGAGTACTCCTCAAGCCACGCAAGGCACGCCAGAATGAACTTTGACGCCAGCGGATGCTTGCTGTCCTCGACGCGGCCGGCCTTGATCAGCCGCCGGTGCTGCATCATGGCTAGCTCGGTTGAGTCGGGCCGGGTGAAGGGATCGCCGCTGGTGTAGGTGGGCCAGGCTTTATCGAAGCGCTCATGCACGGTGCGAAAGGCGCGCTCGACATTTTTGGATTGAGGGTGATGCGGCAGGCAATGAGTGACGGCGATGCCGAGCCGAGCGAGGAAACCAGTTGCTGCGATGGAATCGAGTTCCGCGCGCCACCAGTCGACGGGCGCAAGCGGTGACTCAACCAGGTAGCCAGGGAGGGCTCCACGCGCCACCTTACGGTAATCTTTGCCATTGTCAACATAGATGTGCTCCGGCGGTCCGTATTTGAGAATTGCGCGGCGCATGCATGCCGCGATGGCGCGCGAGCTGCCTTCCCAGCACCAGCTCCCGCCCACGAACAGGCGCGAGCGCCGGTCCATCATGACGCTGAAGCGGATGCGGATCGGCGCGCCCCACTCCACGTTGTCAAAGCAATCGTTCATCACTTCGACGTCGTGGATCATGTGGTCCCCCACCCACACCTGGTTGGCGTAGAGGTCGGTGAACTGGCTGCGCAAGTAGGGCGCCATGCGCTCGCGATAGGCCTTTTTACCCAGCCGCGCGTAGACCGTGAGCGACGGCGGCATTGAGGCCAGATAGGCGCGGACGGTGTCATAGCACGGCGCGTCTTCTGCCGGAATGCCCAGCATGTCGAGATCGCGCAGGATGGCTTCAAAGCAGAAACGGGAGCTCTGGCCCATAAACCGGCGCTGTGCTTCCGGCGCGTCCGGATCGCCGAAGAAGAGGTAGCAGGCCAGCCACGCGGCCTTGGGATAGGTCCGGAAGAAGCGGCTGCTGCCTTTGTCTCGTCTTAGTCGGTCTACCAGGGCAGGCTTGCCACCCTCACTGAAAGCGCTGAGCCAGCGGTAGAGCTGCGAGCGAGAGACGCCGGAAACCTCGGACGTATATTCGACCATCCGCGTATGGCTGGTGACCGGCGTGCCGTCTTTGAGCCGCAGCATGCCGTAGCGGAGCGGCTCGGCCTTGTAAGCCAGAATCGTTTCTAAGATGGCGAAGCGCTGTTCGGCCTGGGCGACTTGCTCCGGGTCCACAAGCGCCACGCGCTGTGGCCGCGATGGCGTGATTGCGGTTGGGGTGGGCAGTGCGAGGGCTAGTTGGCTGCTCATAAGGCGTCCCTCTTTGGTGGCAGGGTCGCGGCTTCAAGGCGCTCGGCGTCGGCTTTCTGCTGCCAACCCATCGTGAGAGATTCCCATCCACGGAAGACGCCCCACGCCGTCCGCCAATGAAGCATAGCTTCCAGAGGTTCAGTCGCTTTCGCGGCAAGCGTCATAGACCCGAGAATCGATTTCTCGGCAGCAGCGGTGATTTGCTTGTATGACCAGGGCTTTTCAATCATCGTTTGCCCGCACCGCGGTTGAGAAACCGGGATAACCACTCGGCAAAGGCCGAGAAGACAAACGCGCCGGCTAGAACTGAGGTTTGCAGATTGGTCATGCGGCCACCGCCCACTCAGCTCGGATCTTTAGGAGTTCATCTCGGTAGGATCGCCATTGAGAGTCGAGATCCGCTTCAGTCTGCCAGCACATGCGGAGAAAGGCCTCACTCACCCCAAGTTCGCGGGCCACGACCGGGAACACCAGGCGATGCTTTCTGTAATCGATGTCTAACCTCTCAGAGGGGTCGCAACCGATCGCATCAATCAGCGCGAGTATCGCCACTGACGGCATCACCGAAGCTTTGCGCAGCAAAACAAGGCGACGGTCGCGCGTGTGACACGACATAAGGCATTCGCGATCTGTGATGATCACCGGAGCAAGACGTTTGTAAAATCGCCTTCCACTAAGACACACGTCGGCGAATTCTTCTTCCAGGGGGAGAATCGACCGCGCCATCATCGCGTCTGCGACGTGCCCGGAAACGAGCACGAGCATCGCGGCGCAGGCAAAATCAAGGGCGAGCGAGAGGCGTGAAGGCTGGGCGGTCATAGGTCGACCCCCTGCAGGCGCTTTTCGAGCATCGCGGCGTTCTCGGCCGCGCGTTTTTGTTTCAGCGTCTCTTTACCCAGCTCAAGTAGATCGGCTTCGGTCGCGTCGATTACCCGATATCCCGCCAGTTCAACGCGGCAGAAAAGTAAGCGGTTGTTATTGACCGCAACGCAAAACGAGCGGTCCCACGCGCCTGGCCAGCGATGAAGTTCCTTGGTTTCGGTTGTGAATGAAGTGATCATACGGGCCGTCACCGAGAGCCCAAGCGTGCGCGACATCTCGTCTGCCACCTGCTCCCGGCTCTTTCCGCTGCGCTTGATGGCTTCGGTAACGACCTCGCGCACCAGTGAATCGTCGTTAAGGCTTCCTGGAAGGATCTCGGTGGAGGAATTTTGTGCGAAGAGCGGCAGTGACGCGAAAGGTACGTTTGCCTCAGACTTGGTGCATGATGTCTTTTCCTTCATCATGCCGCGCGCTCCGAACTCTTTTCCCTAATACGCCGGATCTCGCGATCGAGGGCAGCGGAAACCCTCTTGGACTTGCCCAGACCCTTCGCGATGTGGCGAACGTGCTGGGGAGTGACGCCCAGTTTTCGGGCAACCCTGCTGTAGATTCCGTAAAATCGCGCAGCCTGCTCCAGCTCCGGTGTCGTAGTGTTAATGTGCAGACTCAAGTTAAATCCTCTGATTGTGAAACTGAGCATAATGCACGCTTTCACAATTCGTCAAGGAAAATATTCATGCCCCCTAAACCGAGCCACAAACCGCCGAGTTCTACTGTGGCGAGCCGCATAGAGGAGGTGCGGACGTCGCTGGGAATGAACCAGACGATTTTCGCGGAGAAACTCGGGACAAGGCCGTCGAGTGTCTCAAAATGGGAAGCCGGAAAGAATAAGCCAAGCCCGGACGTGTTCGTGAAGATAGCGAGACTCGCGGACGGCGACCAGAAGCTTTTCTTCCTTGAGGAGGCCGGCGTTCCGTTGGAGTATTTCGAAGGCGCGCCCATGCTGAGCGAGATACAGGAGGCAGCAACGAAAGTAGTGGCGGGTTCCCTTCGAAGCGGCTCTACCACTTTGGAGGAGTACCCGATGACCGACACGCCTTATACGATCCACCTTCTCAAGAATCCAAAAAAACTAGGGGACCCAGACGACGTGCTGGCATCAAACGTGGAGATTGCATTTAACCTGCCCGCCCAATGGTTCCCAAAGGATTCCGCAGTCAGGGCAATCCGGTTCGAGGGAGAGATTTCTCCGTTCATAAGCGGCGAACTTATAGCGCTGGTCGACGTGTCGCGCAAGGATCCGGATCGGTTACTCGGCTGCGTCGTGGCCGTCCGTACCACAAACGGCGTCGAGCCCATGAAGCTCCGTAAGGATGGCCATACGTGGTTTCTGGTGCCGCTTCGCGAAGACGCGGAGCACCCAGTGCGCGTCTTGCGCCACGACGGCGCCTGGAGTATTGTCGGGAAAGTTCTGAAGTGGATCGGCGATGCGCCGTCTGGAAAGTGAGCGCGACATGACTTGCGTGCATTGCGGCAAATGGAGTGGGCTGTTCGATGAATACCACGAAGACTGCGCGGTGGCCGTTGAAAAGGGCCTGCCGATCCCAGGCGCTACGCCTAAGCCCGCGCCCGGCCCAGTTAGTCCCGTGTCCATCTTCTGGGCCGTCTTCGGCGCGCTCTGTGCCTTTGCTCTATTGATGGTGATTCTGGGCGTCGTCATGAAGGCGCTCTAGCTCCCCCTGGCCCCTGATCCCTAACCCCTAATCACTAGCCCCTGTCTCAGAAGTTCGCTATGCAGGCGGCAAAGCTGCAGGACCTGATCCCTAACCCCTAATCACTAGCCCCTGTCTCCCCAATAACTCACCGTTAAGGGCCAATTCGTGAGCTTCTGCCCGTGTGCCTGATCGGCGCGCCCACACTGACGTCTGTACACACCGCTAATCCAAAAAAGAGGACGCGGCGTGCCAGAGCGGGTGTGCGGCGCTGTCTTCGTCTCCTCGAACAGCGCCGTTGCTTGATGTGAGGGCAACGGTATGCAACTGAGCGCGGCGGGGCTTGCCCTGGTCAAAACATGCGAAGGGTTCCGCGGTAGAGCCTATCTCGACGTGGCCGGCATTCCTACCATCGGCTACGGCCACAGGCTTACGCAGAGAGACGCGTTCCCTGCCGGGATCGACGAAGCGACTGCCGAGCATATGCTTGCCTGCGATGTCGGCGAGGCCGAAGAGGCTGTCACGAGCCTGGTTAAAGTCTCGCTCTCCCAGGGCCAGTTCGATGCGCTTGTGGACTTCGTCTTCAATCTCGGATCGGGCCGCCTGGGTGGCTCCACTCTTCTCAGAGACCTCAACCAAGGCTTCTACGACATCGCCGCCGGGCAGCTGCTGTTCTGGGACCATGCCGACATGAGCGGCGTGGAAATCGAGGTCGCGGGCCTCAAAGCGCGGCGCGAAGCCGAATTCAACCTGTGGACCAGCACGCAACCAGAAACCCCGGCCGCTGCGCCGGCACAAGGAGTCGCATGAGTAATAAAGTTGTCAAGTTTCTTGAATGGATCGGCACCGAGTTTGAGAAGGGTGTAACGCTCTTCGAAAAGTACGAGCCGGAAGTGGCTGGGATTGCCGGCCTGATCTTCCCGCCCGCCAAGGCCGCGCTCGCCGGCGCGTCCGCCGCGGTGAACCTGGTGCAAAACACCGTGGTCTCCATTGAGCAGAAATATGCCGCATCTGGGAAGCAAAACGGAACCGGAACGCAGAAACTGGCGGAAGTTGTCTCGATTACCACGCCGGCCGTGCTGCAGCTTTTGAGCGCGGATGGTATCCAGGCCGACGCCTCCACAGTGGAGGATGTGGCTAACGTTGTGGTCGCTGTGCTGAACGCGAAGGCCGCGCCGACAAGTTAAAAGCAGGGGATAGGGGCCGGGGGGCAGGGACTAGAAAAAGCCCTGACTGCAACCCCGGCCAATCCGGCGGTGTGCGGAACAACCAGGCCGCACGCCGCCGGCCAGAAACTTATAGCTGATAGCTGAAAGCTGAGGGCCCTTCCTTATGGCTGCCTGCAAGCCGATCACTTTCCGCAACATCACGCGGCCGCAGTTCAAGGCGATCCGGGCGCGGATCTACGCGCAGGCGGACTGCACGACGGTTATGGGCGACACGGGAACGGCTGTGGGCTACGGCATGATGGCGACCTGGACATACGAAGAGGATACCCAGGCCCTGACGATTCAATGCACGCAGAAACCCTTCATCGTCCCCGAGCGGTTGATCGAAGGCAAGATCTGGCAACTGGTGGAGAGTGTGAAATGCAGTTAGGGATCAGGGATCAGGGGTCAGGGGTTAGGGGGTGCTTTGCCGCGCTCGCGCTGATGCTCGCGGTGTTCGGCTGGCTGTTGAGCTGTGGCGGCGATGGGGGAAAGCTCTGCCACGCGCAAACCTATGACGAGTTGAAGCAGCGGCTGGCTGTGGCCAAGCCCGATGATCGAGACGCTATTGTCGCACAGATCCAGGCGATGGACCTGGCTGTCTTCACTGGGAATACGGAACGGCTGCTGGCGGTTGCCGCGCCGACGCCGGCGCAGCTGCCGGCTGGCACTTTCTACTCGCCGGAGACCAACCTAGAGACGCTGGATGTGGCGGCGATCGCGTCGGCGAAACAATCGCTTGACTTGGCCGCGTTCTCGCTCACCGACCAGGCTGTGATCGATGCAATCAAGGCTCGGGCCCAGGCCGGGGTATTAGTACGCATCTATCTCGACCGGGGCGAGTTACAGGCGGAGTGCCGGGGAGATATAAGTTGCCAGCGCTCACCTATCCACGCACTTATGAATTTCCCCGGCGTAGATATCCGGGTCAAGTTCTCGAAGGTACTCATGCACCTGAAAAGCTACGCCGTCGACCAGGCGCTGATCCGGGACGGGTCGGCGAATTTCAGCGTCCAGGGCGAGAGCCGGCAAGACAACTCGGCGACGTTTTCCACAGATGCGGTGGTGGCGGCCGTCTTCGAAAACAAGTTTCGGGCGATGTGGGTCCGGCCGGACAACCTGACCGTGGCCCAGGCGGTGCAGGCGAAGTAGGCGAGCAAAAACGCTCAGGATCGAGTTTTAGGCGTTTCTTCGGGTTGGGTGGGGTTATACCCCGTTTTTTTGCCGGCGGCGGCTCTTAGCGGGGAAAGAGTGGTTTCCTGACGGGGTTCTTAGCTGCCAAAGATAAGCAAAATGCCGTCCAGAAATCGCAAGCCGAGGCTAGAGATAGAAAGGCCGTCATCTGGGGCGAGGCTGTCGCCGCTCGAATACGAGGTGGCTGTGTGGGTTGGCCGTGGGTGCGCAGCAATGGAAATCGCAACCCGGCTCGATATGCCGATCAGACAGGTTAACTCTTTGATTTCCAGCGCATTGCATTACTCGGATTGCAAGTCGTTTGGCGAATTAGAAGCGATGTTTGAGCCTGATTGGGCGCGCATTGACGGTGTCGAAAATGCCGCGTGGCGAAAGGTTTCGCAAGGCCGAGGGCGGTTAAGGCAATAAAAACTGGAAAAGCTTAGGGGGGGGTAGATGGGCAAGATTTGGGCGGCAGTGGTTGGCTGGTGGCAGGGGAAGAAAACCATCGTGGGCGGGTGCCTGGTGATCGCCGCCGGGGTTGCCGGGGTGGCGTACGGCAAGCTCGACCCGGTAAGCGGCCTCGGGGTTGTGGGGTTCGGGCTGTCGATCGCGGGATTCAGCGCTAAGGCAAACCGTCACCAGGCGGAGCTGCTCACCGCTCTCCAGGGCGTAGCTCAGGCGGCGGTAGATATAAGGTCGGGTAACTCGGCTGGCGCTGTGCAGCTAGCGGAGAAGACGGCTCTTAGCCTGGTGCCTCCGCTAGTTACTAACTCGGCAATGACTTCCACCTCGGGAGACCAGGTCAAGTGACGGTTCTGGGATTGGGCGAAGCGGCGAGCCAGGGCGTCGAGGCGAAGGCGAGCTTCAGGGCTGGGTGGCTGAAGCATATCGGCGTGGTGCTGGGCGGGGCGAGCGGAACCGCGATTGTCCTGGGTGGCTACGACATTTTGAGAAGCGAGCCCGCCCAGGCCTTTGATTTACTGAGGGCGTGGGGCCCGGCATTTCTGCTGGCGATGCTGGCGATGTTCATCCTGGGCAAGTTCCTGGACGGGCTGAATTCAACCGTGCGGGAAAGTTTCAGCGTGGTGGCTGGTGGAGTGAAGGCTTCGGCGGAAGCGTCGAGCAGAACGGCGGACGCGCTCACTCGACTGGCGGATCAGGGCACACGCCAGGCTGAGCAGGTCGAGCGGCTGGCGATCTATGCGGCGAGCGAGTTTCCCGGATTGTATGAGCGGCTCGACCGGCAGGACGAGGTGTTGCGCGATCTGGCTTCGAGCATGAAGGGTCTGCACACCAAGTTGAGCAACGAGAAGAACGCGCTGGAGAAGAAGCAAGAGGGGGAACGCGATGGAAACGGCTGACCGTAGAGCGATCCTGGCACAACGGCGCAGGGGCATCATTCTCAAGCTCGTCCGCGAGGGGCACGAGAACCAGCTCTCGCGCATGGATGACTTCGAAGTGTGGGCCGTGCTGCAGAAGATGGGGCAGGTGCTGGGCCGCGACCAGGTGGTAACGCTGCTGCAGGATCTGGAGGTGCTGGAATACATCACCTATAGATCAAAGGCTAACGAGTTCAGCGGGCGCACCGAGATAACCCAAATCGAACTCACCGCGCTTGGTCTCCGCTTTATGACCGCCGGCCGCAGCAACGATGACGTGCTCTTCAATTAAGCCGCGGAGGGCGCGATGATTAAGCCAAGACCGAAGACCGGAGAGAAGCGGAAAGTCAAGCAGCCGCTGAAAATCGACCGCCTGCCGCAGAGCGCGAAGGACGCGATCGAGAGCCTCTACAACCGCGGCCGCACATGGATCGAGATCGCCAACCAATCGGCGAAGCCCTACAGCAAAGACTGGGAGAAAGACGGCGGCGGCTTTATTGACTGGGTCACTGTCGACGATGACGCGCTCGATCTGTTCCCCGGATTATGTTTAGCGAAGAGCAGCCTGCAGCGCTGGTTCGATCTGCGCGTGAGCCAGGTGCGCAGCCAGGTGTTGGCAGAGAGCGCCAAGGCGCGCGCGTTTGCGGAGATCTTTGCCGGCAAGGATCTGGCGGACCAAAATGCTGCGGTGATGAACGCCATGCGCGACCAGGTATTCAACCTGATGCAGAACGTGGGGCCCCATGACCAGGCAAAGTTTCTTGAGGGCTTGAACCTGCTGTCGATGACAATGAGCCGGCTGCAACGCGTGGATCTGCAGGCTAAGCGGGTGGACGTGGATGCGCGCAGGGTGAAGCTTCTCGAAGAACGCGAACAGCGTGCGCGCGAAGCAGTCGACCAGGCTACGCAGTCCGCCGCCAAGAAAGGCACGGGGCAGTTCTCCATTGCCGACATCAACTTATTGCGCGAGCGCACGTTTGGCTTGCCGCCGCTCACGGTGGGTCAATGATCGAAGTCCTCGGCCACCAGATCAAGCTGCCGGCCGTATTGCAAATGCGGCCGTATCAGCAGCGCTGGATCGACGACGATTCGCGCTTCAAGTGCGCGGTCAAGTCGGCTCGCATCGGCTACTCGTTCGCGACGGCGCTCCGCCGCGTCTTGATCTCGATGCGCGTTCCGGGCCGCACCACTACCGTGCTTTCGGCTTCGAAGGCGCAGTCGGTGGAGTTTGTCGAGACATGCGCAAAGCTCTGCCAGCTCATGGGTGGCACGGCACAGTACATCGCGAACGAAGACTTCATCGATTCGCTGGGAAACATCGAAGCCATTCAGAGCCGCATCAGCTTTCCCAATGGGAGCCGCATCATTGCGCTGCCGGCCAATCCGCGCACGGCGCGCGGCTATCCCGGCGACGCAGTCCTGGATGAATTTGCGCACCATGAAGACAGCTACGCTATTTTCGCGGCCGTCTTCCGCCAGGTCGCGCTGGGCAATTCTCTTGAAGTACTTTCGACTCCAAATGGCGAGCAAGGCAAATTCTTTGACATCGCCCGCGACCTCGGGCTTGAGCTGGGCGTCGCGCCGGCTGTCTTGCCGGTGTTCGAGAATGAGTGGTCGGGTCACTGGGTCGATGTTCACCGGGCCGTGGCCGAGGGCTGCCCGATCAACATCGAGCAGATGCGGCGCGGCCTGAACGATGAGGATACATGGAATCAGGAATTCTGCTGCGTCTTCCTCAAATCCACAGGCTCCTGGCTGACTCTGCCCTTCATCGCCGCATGCGAAGACGCAAGCACGGGCGCCAAACTGATCCATATGGACCCGAATGCCGGCACTGTGATCGACATGGCCGGGTTCAAAGCGCGCGGGCATCTGTCGCTGGGCATTGACGTGGGCCGCGATCACGACGCCACTTGCGCGTGGCTAGACGAAAAGATAGGCGATGTGAGCTGGACGCGCGGCGTGTTCTGGCTGCATGGCATCACCTTTCCCAACCAGCACCGGATACTGGATCCGATTTTAAAGATGTGCACGCGCGGCGCGATCGACAAGACCGGCATCGGCTCCGGGCTCTACGACATGCTGGCCGAGACCAACGCCGGCCGGCTGATGGGTATCAACTTCGGCGGCACGAACGACGCGGGCGTGCGGATGAAGATCGATCTGGCCGTCCGCATCAAAAATCAATTTTCAAACGCCAAGGCCCGGATACCTTACGACACGCAGATCCGCGCCGAGCTGCAGGCCATCAAGCGCCAGTCGACAGGTGGCGGGGTCACTTTCGATGCGCCGCGCATTGAGGTGGACACGGCCGTCGCCGGCGGCGCAAAGAGGAAAGTCACCGCTCACGCCGACGCATTCTGGGCCAAGGCCCTGGCTGACCTGGCCGCCGACGACGGCAACTGTGCGCTTGAGATTGGGACGCCGGATGTGCCTGCTTCCTACGTAGGAACGAAAGGACTGATGTGATGACTACCAGCCAAGCGCAAGCCGCACCGCCGCTGCCGCCTAAGGGCGAGATGATTCCGGACCAGAGTCTCTACATGCAGCAGATTTCGCTCTACCGCAACACGCTGGCCTTCGGGGGCACGCGCAGCCCTTCGGATATCTGGGCTTCGATGACCTATCGCATGCCGGAGACCATGGCCTTCTATCGCGAGCTGGAAGACAAAGACGAAGACGTTGCCAACGCGCTCGACGATTTGAAGCTGAGTGTGATGAGCCGCAATATCACGGTGCAGCCGGCCAACGACGGCGACTCGGCCGCCGTGGATACCAAGGAGTTTGTCGAGGCGGAGCTGAAGAAGGTCAAGTTCGATGAAGTGCTCGATTGCGTGCTCGATGCCGTCTCCTATGGCTATAGCGTGCAGGAGCTGGTGTT